GTAGTCAGCGGAGAAAAAAAGTTTTCCATTGATGAATTGGGTCAAGTTACAATAAACACAGAAACAAATTCAGGAACATTAACTGTTGCAGGAGACGCTTATCTTGAAAATCTATATGTAACAGGATCGAACGGATCTTTCGAAAAGGTTTTTGCAAAAAGTTACGACGAGAGTATGCAATTCACAACAAACTTAAATCCTGGAAGAGCAATTTATGAAATTGATTTCCCAAAAACATTTGGAACAATTCCCACGGTTCATGTTGGCTTGCAAAATGATGCTGGCGAACCACCTTTAGCATTTAACATTTCAAATATCACAACAGGGTCTTATTTTATAAATTTCGAACAAGATTTGGTTGGAGAAAATTACCAAGTAACAACCAACGCAAGAGTTCTAGAAAAACAATCCATACATCAAACTTCTATTCAAGCGTTTTCAACATCAATCATTGAAGGAGAGGAATCCTACGAAATAAATTTTCCAGAATCTTTTGCGGCAGATCCTGTTGTGACCGTAACTTTAGAGAAAAAATATTCTCCAACCCCAGAAGATCCTGGAACACAAGGTGAGACATTTTTATATGGATGGGAGTATTATGTAGCAACTCAAGACAACACTTGGAGAAGGGTGACCTCTGCAGAAGTATTCAGAGATTCGGGGACAAGAGGTGATATTGATTTTGACAACGATTTTTATTATATATGCCTTGATGACACCTTGTGGGGGAAAATTCCCTTGACAGTTGCAGATAAAACGCCCGAAGACACAGACGCAGATGGATTCGACTTTGATGATGGATACATTTATATAAATACCAGTGAAGGATGGAAACAAGCTCCAATTGCTACATGGCCATTCGATGAAAACCCGACAATGGCGAGATACACAATTTCAAATGTCGATCAAAACAAATTCACAATTAATTTTGCAGAGCAATTAAGTGCGCAGTATAATGTGCATATTTTAGCCTCAAGATAAAGCTTGACATTTCGCAATCTGTCTGATATAATTCAGGCATGAAAAATCTATTATACAAAACTAAATGTTATTTAGTGGGCCACATGCAATACGTTAGTGGTAGAAACTGGAGAGATCATGTTGCGGAACAACTCAAGCCTTTAAGTATAACTTGTTTTGATCCATACAAAAAACCATTCATTAAAGATGTAGAAGAAGATGAAGCTTCCAGACAAGAAATGGAAACATGGATGAGCACCAAACAATATGATCGCGTAACAGAAAGAATGAAAACTGTTCGAGCATACGATTTAAATTTGGTTGACCGAAGTGATTTTATCATAGCGCACCTTGTTCCTGAAGTGGCGAGTTGGGGCAGTGCTGAAGAGATTGTCACTGCTGTGCGCGAGAAAAAGCCTGTGTTTGTTAGCATGGAGGGTGGAAAAGCAAAAACTCCATTATGGATGCTCGGCATGTTTCCGCATAAATATATTTACAATAATGTAGATGAAATAATAAACATGTTGCATGCAATTGACGACGGCAACAAACCAATTGATTCAGATCGCTGGAGGTTATTAAGAAAGGAATTCAGATAATGCACATTTTAGCTTCGACATCATATTTTCAATTTTTCACAGGAGATTTTCTTCTCTTTGGTTTTGTTGGTTTTGTGGCTTGGTGTTTTCTGAAAAAGAAGGACGATGAGTTTTATGACAAATAAAGCCTTGAAATATTCAGATGTTTGCTTGATTCCCAACTACAGTGAGTGTGAATCTCGAAAAGATTGTGATACATCAATAAACCTATTCGGCAATCATTACAAGCTTCCGATTATTCCTGCAAACATGAAGTCGGTTATAGATATGAAACTTGCAAAATGGATGAGCGACAATGATTATTTTTACATCATGCATCGATTCGATAACGATCTCGCAGAGAATGTAGCCATTGCAAACGCAGAAAACTGGAAAACAATTTCATTCAGCACAGGAATACAAGACGTAGATAAAGATAAGCTTTTAAAAATCAAAGCAAGAAAACATAAAATACATTTCTTGACAATAGATATTGCCCACGGCTATTGCAAAAGAATGATTGACATGATAAAATTTATCAAAGAAAACTTTGAAGACATAAAAATTATTGCAGGCAATGTTTCAACTCCTCAAGCTGTACGCTCTCTTGCCGAGAGCGGCGCTGATATCATCAAAGTGGGCATAGGCCAAGGTTCTCCTTGTACCACAAAAGACAAAACAGGATTTACCATGCCAATGTTTAGCTGCGTAAAATGGTGCTCCGACGTAACGCTTGATGAAGGAAATCGCATTCCGATCATTGCTGATGGAGGAATAAAATGCAATGGAGATATCGCAAAATCTTTGGTGGCCGGAGCAACCATGGCTATGGCCGGAGGGGTTTTTGCGGCGTGCACAGATAGTCCTGCATTAAACATGAACATAAATGGCGCCAACCATAAAGCATACTACGGTTCAGCAAGCGCAGAAAACAAAGGTCACAATAATCACATCGAAGGAAAGCTGAATCACATACAATCAAACAACATGACTTTTCAAGAAAAACTATTTGAAATAACTCAAGATCTTCAAAGTGCAATCAGCTATGGAGGAGGAAATGATATTAACATATTCAAAGAAGTAGATTATCATTTAACATGAGCGCAGAAATAATAAAACAATTAAAATATGAAGATGAAGGTTCTATAATAAATTTAATCCTAAAATCATTACAAAATAATGATGAAATTTGCGCGATTCCTATTTTACCAACAAAAAGAAATGCAATAAACTATTATAATTCTGAAATCTTCCCGATTATTTTTGATGAAGATCCTGCGCTTGGTTTGTTTAAAGGCAAAAAACTTATAGCAATTTCACTTTGTTCGACTAAACTAGACAGAACCTACGACACAGAAATTAAAATAGCAGCAGGATCAATAGATATTGTAGACCCTGAATTTAGAAGGCGAGGCATCTCAAGTAAATTGAGAACAAAAATATTACATGTTTTGCGATCAAAAGGTTACAACGAGGTTTATCTTAATATCAAAAAAGCGAATAAAGCTTCGCTTGACTGCGCCTCAAAGGTTATCAACTCAGTATCAGGAAATCAAGAAGAGATATCAACCTATTATTCATATAAAATATGATTTTATATACAATCATTCTTGTTCATTTCGCGGTAATTATTTTAAATTTTCTGGCCTTAATATTTTTAAGCGTTGAGCTCTTTGATATTGAATCAGATTACGATTGGTTTATATGCTTACCTTTGATAACGCTGATATTATCATTACTTTCATCAAGAGACGGATGCTTCTTGACTAGAATAGAAAATAAAATAAGAAAAAAACAAGGAAAACCGCAAATAAAAGCTTTCATCAAGCATTACATAATTAATTTTCTAATTAAAAACAAAAATAATCCTTGACATTCACAATAATATATACTATAATCAATTCCATGAACAACGCAGTAGCAAAACAAATAAGAAAAATTTTAAACTTTGATCCGAACAGTTCGGATGAAACAGTAAAGCGGGTATACTCTCGCGCAAAAAAACAATACAACAAATTATCACAAGGAGCAAAACCTTTGTTCCTTAAAGAACTAGAGAAATTATACAACGCAAATTAATTATGGAAAATCAAACACAAGAAAAACAACAGTCAGAGTGGCGCAATCGTGAGCTTGGAGCTCTTTGGGTTCGCAGCGGAAAAAGTCAAAAGTATCTTTCAGGTACAATCAATGTAGAAACTATGCCAGGAGTTACAGAACCTGTCAAAGTTGTAGTATTTACCAACAAAGGTAGAGAGAAAAACGAGCGAGCGCCCGATTATGTTATCTACAGAAGCGAAGAGGCATCTCAGGCAAAATCCAATGAGCAGGTCGAAGAGGTTGCAAAGCAAGCCGTGCAGGAAGCGCAGTCATCCAAGGAATCTTTGAATGAAGATATTCCTGAGGAATTATTTTAATCAGTGTAAAGAAACGTTATGGAAAAACAATTTTGGCACAGTAAAAAGTTTTGGGCGGCAGTTGTAGCTGCAGGGGTTCCAATTCTAAATCACTTCTTCAGTTTGGGGTTAACACAAGAAGTTGTGATGCAAATCGTTGGCCCTATTGTAGCTTATATTCTTGGTCAAGGTCTAGCTGATCTTGGTAAAAATAAAAGCTAATCGTTCTTTTAAAATTTATGGGCGCGTACTGGATTCGATTTAAATGGAATTGAGTATGATGCAAGTCGAAGAGATGCCTGGCTTCGTAAAAAGGCATAAGTTCATACATGGCAAAAACA